ATTCCATCATTTACATTCGCATCACCACCTGCCGTACTATTGTCTTCTGTAATTGTTTCTGTTTCAAGTTTTGGAATAATTGAAGGATTTACAATTAAAAGACGTTGGGTAGCATCAATTAAACCTTGATTGAAATAATCAAGGGTATTCGTTCCTGCTGAACCGATGATTTCTGTGATCTGTGTGCTAAAGCTTGCCATGAGGAAGTGGGCGGGAGAGGAGGCTATCCCGCCCTTAACCTAGTTAGTTACTTCCAAACTGCATGAGCTTCAGGCATTAGACACTCAAGACCAGCCTCAGTTTGAATGAGGTCAATCCTTCTGTCAACACCAGTATTCTCAAGACTCTGAACACCGACATGGATTGCAGTATCACGATTCACACCGTTACCGACCAATGGTCTGTAAGCAACATGCTTCATGTTTACAGCTACCATCTTTGCACCTGCTTGACCACTATCTAAATGAATATTACGAGTAACATTCATATCACCATAAGGTGTAGAGATAGTAGTAATGTTCAATCCAAATTTCTTGGATTTGCCTGTAATTGCCATATCAGCTCTGCCATACGAGTTACCTGAACTATCAGGTGAAATTGCGCCAGGTTTTACCATGCCAACATTGTTAGCAAAGTATCCGCTAAGCTTATGAAGCCAATTGTAAATTGCAGTACTTGCAAAGAACACAGTAGCATTACCATTGTTATAGCGAGGATCAAGATAATTGCTCATATCATCAAGAAATGAATCTTGAGATTTTGAAGCTTCAGTTAAAGAGAAAATATTTCCAGATTGGAGAATATAATCTACAATACCTTGTGTATAACGAGTAGTGCCATCCACATACTTTCTATTAAATAAGAAAGCCTGTTCCAAATCGTACTTATGCTCAATCAACTTTTGCTTCCAAATTCTAGCCCATTCATCGGGAACAAGCTTTAATTGAGTCGCTCTAGCTGTATTGGTCATTTGACAAGTAGTTTTGAATATCTGAGTTAAGCCAAATACATCTTTATATGGCTGGTCTTGCCAAGTGCTAGGAAATGTACTTCCTTCAGCATGAGCATTACCAACTACATAACATTTATCAGCTTCTACATATCCAGTAGTTACCATTCCGTCAAAAGTAGTACCACTATGATGATACTCAGCTCCAGGCAACATGTAATAACTAGATGCAACTGCTACCGCAGGTCTAATTACTTTTATTTTTGCATATTGCGCTTGAGCATCAGCACCTGTTTGAGGCGCACCTAATGCAGTGATTTGACCGATAAGATAATCTGTTGAATCTACTGCAATCATATCTGCATTTCCTGGCTCCATGTCATTTTGACCTGAACCAAGAGAAGAAGTAGCTACAATACGAATTGGTATTTTAACCAATTGCCCAACCAAGAAAAAATTAGGTTTTGTTCCAGATGCTCCAACTACGATACCTGTTTGACCAAGAACAGACTGTACGTTCCCTGCAGATTCATAATCTGTTTCAAACTTAACATTCATTTCTTGACCTGCAGCTAAATCGCCACTTGCAAATGAAAAATCAGTATATTGATTGTCATTATCGCCACTACCGATTACACCACCATTTAAGTCCATTGCAACTGCGTAAGCATACCTTTTATGAAAGCTATGACGCATTTCAAGAGATTTAAACTCTGGGTCATCTGTTGGTTTTTTTGCCGCCATTGACAAAAAACGAAAAAACGGGGTTTGGTCTATTGCTAGTTCTGATACACGGTCCCCGAACGCATACCGTCTTCTGAGATCACCGATGCCACTTCCACCTGTATCTGGGCTTGCACCCTTCGCGGAAGGAGCTTGGTCTAATGAGCTAAGAAATAATGGACTGTCTGCCATTGTATACTCCTTTTATCTTTTTAGATTATTTACAAAACAACCTAATCAAATAAAGAATCCACCTGATTATCTAGCCCTTTTAATGCATCAAATACCGCATCATTAGGGTTTGTCGCCTTTGCACGAGAGTTTGTAGCTCCTGCAGATGTTGGAATGCTACGCACCGCCTTCATCTGATTAAGCATATCGCTCTTTGTGTTTTTGGCAACATTTGACATGAAAGCATCCTTGTTTTTTAAAAAATAAATGTCTTCAAACGATATTTTATGCTTATCTGCCCAATTCATTAGGTCTTCAAAGTCATTATCATTTACATTCATTTTTTTCTTAAACTCCATAGCTTCACGCTCTTGTTCCGCTTTAGCATTTCTTTCTTGCATGGTCTTTTCTTGAGCAGAAAGTTTCGATTCTACTTGATTATTAACCGCACGAGAAATTATACTATTAAAAACTTTCGCGCTATCACTATCAGGGTTTGAGAATGCCTCATCCGAGTCAAATATAAAATCATCAGGAAGATTTAAATCTTCTTTGACACTTTTAGGTTTAGTTCCGTTTTGCACATAATCCCTTATTGTTGATACTAAGCCTTCATCATTTTGTAAGGCTTCCACGAATGGTTTAAAACGGCTCATCTCATCTAGCTCTTGTTTAATTTTTTGAGCCTCACGTGATGAATCTGAATATCGCTTTTTCCAATCAGTTTTATCTTCTTCAGAGTCCGCATCGTTTAATTCCGTAAACATGGGAGTTTCTTTAGAAGGTTCTTCTGATTTTTCTTCTTTTTGAGGTTCTTCGCCTTCTTGTATCGCACCATTCACTTCACGATCAAGGTCTTCAAAGAATCCTGTTGTAGAGCCAAATACAGCATCATCTACATCAGATTGTTCTGTAATTGGGTTATCTACCGTTTGTGTTTCACTATTCATTTGGTACTCCATTTGATATTAATGAATTCTGTTTGAGCATTTGACGTTGCAAATCTGATTCAGCTTTGGTTCTATCTGCAGAACGACCTTCGGATAATTGTCTATCCATTACTGCTTTTGCAACTTGTTTTTCTCCTTGGGATACTTTTTCTTTAATACCCGCTTGGACCAACTGTCTTGATAGAGTTTCTATTGTACCTTCTCTATCTTTTACTTGCTCTTGTAATTGTTCTAATTGGCTTTGTAATTGTGAGTATAAACTCTTTCGTTGAACGATTTTTTCTTTATTCCGAATGTCTGTTTCAGCAAGTACCGCTATATCGTCTACAATGCCAAGTTTTAACAACTCTTTTAATTCTGCTAAATATGCCCATCTGTTTACAGGGAGTGTTGACCCTGCAACAATACGAACATCAAATTTTGCAGTAGAATAATCGTTCCATTTCCCAATCGCATCTCCATAATCATTATAAATTGGAACATTGATTTCTACTTCTTTCATTTTTTCTATATTATTAGGTTGAACAATTCTCATTACTTTATGAGCCTTGTACACGCCTTGACTAAAATCTTTAACTATCTCACCTAATTGCTTAAGTGATGGCTCTATACTACTTTTTAACCATTGTTTTACTCTACGAGTACCATATTCATCTAATGCAAGTAATCCTCGATACGTTTCTACATCTTTATCAGGCGAACCCATAGATGTTCCGTAAATACCTGCTAGGTATTCCATATCTGCTTTACCATTTTGCACAATTTGATAAAAGGCTCCCGATAATTGGGCTGGCATCACTTCTTTCGGAGATTCAAAACCTTGATTAACAGGTAATAAGGCTCCTGGGGCAGTCGCAAATTTTTCCCAATATGCCGTATCAATGGAACCTTCTTGATACATCCAACGTAAAGAACTGCCCAATGAAGCGTTGTGTATCATAAGCTGATGTGCTTTGTTGATTTCCTGCTGTTTTCCAACCAAGGGGGCAACGGCACTCATTGAAAAAGGTGTTCCTGTCCATTTATACATAAAGGGAACCAGAGGGTAGTTTTCAACAGGCAAAATATCCTCTGAAAGGGTGATATTCCCTGCAACTTTTAATAATTTGATCTGTGACTTATAAAAGAAAACATGGTCTACAATCATGGGAGAAAACTCTTTATCTTCTTTTAATACTTTGTATTCTTCTGCGGTAATCACTTTGTTTTCAATGACAGACATTTCTTTTTGTGCTTGAGCCATTAACTGTTGACTAGCAAGAGCCAATTGTGCTTCATTTTCTTTAACTCTTTTCTGAAGTTCAAGCTCCATTCTATCAGGAAGTATTTCTCCACTTTGAACACCTTGTTGAAGTTCATTCTGAAGTTCTTGCAGTTGCACTTCCATTTCAGCAGTCATTTCTGCTATTTGTGTATCTACTTGCTTTTTAACTTGAGCAAGTTCTTCTTCACTAGGAATTTTTTGATAAAATACATTGCAGAATTTTTTATTTTCTTTTTCGTAGACCTCAAAATATTCTACAAGTTCACTAGTAGCTCCCTCACTATCATATCCAGTAGTAATCTCTTTGTACTGAAAATCAGCACTATTAAGTGGTTTGTCTGAATAATCATAATCTGTGGCATGTCTGGAAGAGGATTTTTGAATCTTTGACC